CTTAACTACTACACATCAAAATCTTACGATATAAAGACTCACGTCATTGATAAGTTTCATGATGGGGTACGAGGAGGCATTGAAAGAAAGTCCGTACTGGGACTACCTGAATCCTGGATTGAAAGATCATTTGACAGGAGAACATCTCGAAGATGCTTCGACAGAATTCCTACCCGTAGTGATCGGGGATGAGTATGTAGAAAGGAAGAAACAGCCGATATTCCTGACAAAACCATCTGATGTACGCATACCTGCAAGACTTTCCAACGCCCTGATTCCCTATCCAGATGAGATCAAACAGTACATATCACAAGAATTGCAAGAACAATCTGAGAAAGTGCACGGTCATCATGCATCACAACTCAAGTCTCTGAAAGACACTGTTACCATGCTAGAGACAGCAGGCAAAATACCATTGGCCACAAAGGAGTTCACTATGGACCATCTCAAAATGTTTGCTAGGCAAAAATTCTCATCAAGGGAGGATCTAATCAATCTCTCAACTCTATCTTTTGCAAAAAGGGCAACTGAAGCCGATCTTGGTGTCTCTGCTCAATGCAAGCTGAATTTCGATGTTTCTCCGTCGATCCTTTCAAAGTACACGTCCTTCGTCATCATGATACAACGGCTGAGAATCCACATAGCAAAGGAAGATACGTTCCAAAAACTCAACTCTGATACAATTCCGGACAACTCTGATGAGGCCACATACACCATGTTCTCGAATGGTACCTACCTCTACAGGTCAACTATGAAAGATCACTCTTTCTGCATTCTGGCATGCGGTGGCCATTTCAGGATATTCCATGAAGCACTTGGGTACTGGTTCTGCGGTCCTATGTCCTATCTCGATTACATGTTCACTGTCTCCGATGTCTTGAACAATGTGGACATACTACAGAACTGTCCCGAATATACCTGGGCGAAAGGCATGTTCTGTATACTGATCAAACTTGCTGAGACAGAAGGTTCTCACAACGACCAGGTTGACTTCATGAAAGGAGTTGAAGGATTCCTTTTAGCAATGTCAGATTACGATGAAGACTTTGCAATGAACTGGAAACCCATTCTCGAGGTTGTGTATGATCTTTACATTCTTGACAAGAGGATCTGCAATGTCGAGTACGACTTTGGGCTGATCATGTGTCTGCTGAGCGACCCGAATTTTGCCTGCGATACCGAATCTTTCCTCTGTGATATCATAGTAGAAGGGAAGACCTTGTCCAGGACCCATCTCCAAGAAATCTCTGCCATGCACAAGTTGATCTTCTACTCGGAGGTCAATGCAAAGGAGGGAGTGGAGAAATTCCTGAAGCGCGTGCACAGTCCGCGAAAAATGAATACGAATGCTGTCAAGAATATCACCCGGCTTGCAAAATCAAGCTTTCTCATCGCATACAGGAAGAGACACAAGACACTACCAAACATCATTGGACAGCCTGATAAAGTGAAGTTGCTCGAATCATACAGTCAGAGAGGTTCTTATGACCTCATCGAATCTTTGAACCTGAGTTGGTGGGATGATATCAAGATCTTTGACTGCATGGACAACACGCTCACAGATGATCCTCTTGAATTTGCTAAAGACAAAGGAGCTCTGAAATCAGAAATCTCATTCGGCCCGGGAGACAGCAGGAAGGAGCTCCTTCAAGTGATCGAAAAGCGTGAATACAAGCTCGGGGATTTCTTTGCAAAGAGAAGACTGATCCCAAAGAAGAAAAAGATCGTCAGGACTAACCAGAGAATAACCCCTGTCGCGATGAGAGATGCTGCCAGATTGATTGAGAAGGAGAGAGAACAGAAATTTGCAGCAAGACTATTCGGAAATGCAGGATTGGAAAACAAGCATGATCTTAGTCTGATTGCAGCAAAGATGAAGAAGGCACTTGGATACTATGATGAACAGTTGATGACTCCCCCTGACAAGAAGCGAAAGGCCATCATTCATGAAGCATCTCGTGAGTTATCACAACCGGACAATTACTCTCTCTTGCTCGATATAGAAGGCCATAATCAGTCAATGCAATATGAGAACACATCTGAATTGGCAGAGTTCCTCGGCAATCTTTTCGGATATGATGGTTGGGGCGATCTTCCCCATTATTTCTCAAGTCTCACGGTCTACCATTATGATGAGTACCTCGACGAAGTGTTATTATCTGAGGGTCAACTCGGGGGGATCGAGGGGTGGCTCAATCCGTTCTGGACTCTACACACGACACTCATGATGAAATTACTGAGGATAATGACCGACCTTGAAGTCAAAACGATCATGGTATACTCGGATGATGTGAATGCTATACTGAAGATCAAGCAAGCATCTGAGCCAATGGTGAAATCAGTGTTCAAGAAAATTATGGATCATTGCAGCAAATTCGGGATGACAATCAAGTACTCACAGACAAATCTCTCGAAGCACAGAGTTACTATGTTAAGACAACATTATGCAGATGGGATTCGTGCCGATTCTACACTCAAGCGACTGCTAGCGATCAGTGCTGGAAACAACTCAGTAATAGTTTCCGAGGAACTTGAAGTCGCAGGTATCAGCTCCTCGGCAGCCTCTGCATTGGAACTCACAAATCATCAGGAGGCATGTACATATCTGAAGAATTACAAGCTGGGATTGCTTCTATCAAGGTTACCGCAAATGATACTATCGCATCCCCAAGAAAACAGCATGATTTCCTCAGAAGAACTGCCTGTCCATCTGTCCAATCTACTCTACTACACAAAGGATGACAAGTCAGAGCTCAACCTCATGAGTGATGACGAGCTGATGGAAGCAGCAGGAAATGACATCGAATCATATATCTCAAGGAATGGCATGGCAGCAAACACCGATCTACTCAAAGATTGTCTCAGGGGTCTTTATGGCGAAAGGCTAGCTGAATCAAAACTGGTTGATAGCCCAGACAGAGTCCTCTATCTCCAGATATACGACAAGTTCCTGCAGGATCTGCTTTTCTTTTGGGCATATCTTCCATGCTCTGTTGGAGGACTTGGGGCATCGCTTCACATCAATCTGGTGCTGTCAGGACATAGCAGTGGGTTTTCAAAGTCATTGCATTACCTTCACCAATGGATAGTGAATCATTCAGACAATCCCGAATTCTTCTTGAGATATCTCAGTGTTGTTCTCTCCATTGACGAGAAATCAGAGCGCAATATGGATGAGTCCCGACTTGTTACATCTACTTGGCAAAATGACAACACGTTATGTCCTGCTACGACCAGTATCAAACAATCCATCAAAGCCATGGTCAGAAAACATACCAAAAACGAGAAGGTTCTCGAAATGTTCAAACTCTCGGAGGAACGAGAACCTATGACTGCTGCAATGCTGGAAATATTCAGGAACAACTTCCATGCCCGCATAGTCCAGTTCTACCACGAGAACACAGCAGTCCATTTCCTTGACCTGTTAATTGGCAAAATCGAGACAAGTTCAGGGTTACTGACCAGAGTGCGAGATATTGTCAGACTTCGAAAGAAAATGGCATTCAGAACTCTGGAAAACATCAGAATAGCAGCAAAGACAGGCAGAACCATGTATTTCACACTCAAGGGCAAGGATGACATCATCCAGTTGTTACTGTGTAGGAAGCTCAACATGTTTCCAAAAGTTAAGATGATTGAAGTTGAAGAGGTCCTCTATGATGATAAGATCGATGAGGTTGATCGAGCAGAGGCTTTGCTCACCGTCAGACGGTGTAGTCCAATGCATTATCGAAACGGAATCAAAGTCTATGATGATCCAAAAGTTGGAAACGAGACAATGTACAAAGGTGATCTCATCGATGATGACAGGATGTTGGGGAACAAAGAGGAATTACTTGCTGCGAAGCTTGTAGCAGTGACAAAGTGGTTCCTTATGAAACACAACATGATGGGATTTGACAGTACTGAGAGATCAGCTCTGGATTGCGTTCGTGCATGCAATTTGTCCCTGTCAACTCTGACTAACGAGACATTTGACTCTCTGTTCTATTACGCACCAACAGAGACAGGTGGAGAAATCTTGCACCGGATTCCGAACATGAGGTTCAGCACCATGACATACATCCGATCTGAGATGAATAGGTCGCTCAAATACACAACTGACCTGAATCAACGATTGATCACACTGATGGGGCTTGTAGATAGCAATGTCAACTTCGATTACTTGAGGATGCGGATGTTAGTATCTGCTATTACCCGTGACAAACGTGATGAGACGAGACGCCTGGTTGTTCGGTACAATTTCTCATCATTGATTGGAATCAAAGATGTACAATTCGTTGTTCCACAGAGTGTTGAATTCATACCTGATTTCAAATTCACATGTTATAGCGAATTGAGGGGGCATCAAATGAGCAAGAAGCGTTTCCGGTATCTATCCAGATCTTACATGTATGAGGAAGAGGTGAGTGACTGGGCCCTGATGCCGAAGTTCGAGGAATTGAAGACAGCAGAGAAGTTGGGTGAAGAATACATCGACGATATCATTCTCAGATATTCGAAGGATCTGGACAAGGATTACCTTCTGATTTCGTCAGAGGTGTTATCTGTAGATTGTTGGAAGCCATTGATCGATAAGCTGAAACGCATAGATAAAGCATGGCTGCTGTATGATGACGACAATGCCTTGGAGATGATCGCGTCACGTCTTCAAAGGGTCATGGAGAAAAGAGCAACGATGACACTTGTGGACAAAAGCAACAAAGTCAGTATGTCATTGCAAGCCAGTTGCATTGAGGAAGTCATTGAGAGAGGTCCCACAGACCGCGAATATGATCTCATTGTGTCAAAATTCTCATCAATCATGCAGAGTAGACGTCATTCATCAAGGTTGAGCTTAAGACTTGCGAAATACCAAGCCCTGTTGGATTCGTTCGAACACCATAAGAAGAATCTTGCCAAAACGCTCATCATGGAGTATATACTCACGTTCCACTTCAAGGTAAAACGAAATGGTCAATCGATTCAGGTGGATGCTGACAGATCCATCGAGGAATTCAAATCAACACCTCTTGGCACATTGTCTCATTTGCTTATCAGTCCATCTCTTCAAACGCGCATCCTGGTACTTGGTATGGACTTCGTCTACAATTTTGTCGAGAGCGAAGCCGAGTCGATCAGAAATGAGTTGAGAGAGATCTGTGAAGATGTTTCTCTTGAGGATATCATAATACCTGTTGACATCCCATCAACCTCCGCAGTTACAAGTTTGAGCGGTAATGAATACATAGATCCTGTCATTGATGAGATCGAGTACACCAGCTCAAAGATTGGCTATGGAGCTATGGCCACGATTGATGAAATATCACCACTATGCCGGTATGCTCAACATTGCTCAATCACTGGTGCTTCACCTTCTGCATTCTTCAGTCACACTGGCTCTGACTCCCTCGGTGCACAAGTTGCATTATTTCGACACCTCCTAGCTATGGGTCTGATTGACACTGATTCCTCCATCTGCGATCTCACAGCAGGAAGAGGAGATGGCAAATATGCAGCAAATCATCTTGGCTTGAGCTGCACTTCGTTCAGTCTAGAGGACACATTCACAAAGGTGAACTACCATCCCGATATCGTCCACAAGGCAGATTACGATGTATTCGACGGATCAACTCTCAAATTCATCTCCGGCTATGATTTCATTCACGTTGACATATCATTCACTGGAGCATCGGAGTCCAATTTGCTTGACTTGATCATGTTCCTCGAAGAGAACAATCTGGCTTACAGCATCAGATTGAACTCTACTGTGTTGCGGGGTTATGAAGAACAGAGGGTCAAACATCTGCCGTCCTACGAGCACCGGATTGCATACGCGTTCAATCAGTATCTCAAACCATATCAGATCTACCTTGTGGGCTCACCTCATCTAGTAGATGTCAATTGGGAATCACCTCCCCTGAGACAGACCATTGCATTCAAATCTTTGGCAATCAGTTTCTCACGACTTCTTGCCCCGTCCAGACACAAGGACAGACTGTTAAAGCGAGAGCCAAATTCAGCTAGCATATGTTTCCCAGATTCCACTATGACATCAAAATTCGTGAAGTCAATCATCACAAGATCGACGTACTCAGAAAGAATGTATTATTGCGAGAGGTACATCTCTGAGATCGGTGAGGGAAACAAGATTCCTTATGTCGAGGACTGTCTTCTCGAAGAAATAAGAGCGGAAGTGGCAAGGTACCCAGACCGGATCGAGACTTCGAGAAATTACGATCTGAAAGGTGATATAGATGTCTTGATTGGCAGTGTGAGTTCATCGTCCAAGAAATTCCACCGAAAACATCTGCAAGCGATGAAGGATGGGGTCCAGCAAGTCTCTCTGATCAGCCCTTTGGACTGTTCTGACGAACTTCTGGAACTGTGGCGCTCAAGACATCCTCTGTCTGAATGCAGGAGCTGGTGTAATATCGTGATTGGTGTCAAGGCGTTTGCACTCGGTGAAGCACTCTCAGGGTTTGATGCGATCAAGGCAGCATATGAGCATTCAAAGGCATCTGCTGGTCCGAAGCTTTCTCTCCATCAGAGAGAGCTGCAGCAGGCTATCAAGCTGTTACTCCTGTCTGCGAGAAATGGTGACTTCAGCTATGGTATCAATTACCTGGTGAGGCTCATGGCACAAAAATCAAAGAGCACGAAGTCTGTAATCAGGACATTGAGATGCTATCGTCTGCTGAGCTACATGTATGATGATTTCATCAGGCTCATGCGATCAGGTGAAGTCACCGTAGGTCAGATGAATGCTATGGAAAGCGAGACGGTCACTAGGGAAAAGCTAAAGTACAAATACCATCGTCAAAGTGAGGTCACTAAACCGACAATTGAAGATTATAGTGACATCAATGCTGTGATCGAAGCTTCCATGGATGATCTTTTTACCGGATTGGAAAGCTACGCTTTAGCCATGGCAGAGGGTGAAACTGTGAAGGAAGAGCCGATTGATACAACAGCAACTGTTAGTCAGATGGACCTTACTTTCGATATTGGGATTCAGAATCAAGTGGAGATGATGATAGCGAAGTTGGGGCTTCAAGAATCTAGTGCTTATGGATTCATTGACATTGGGGATGATATGATAGGAGCAGATGAGGATTGGTAAAGGTGTTGCGAAAGTATAGGAAGGCGAGCACAATATTTCCCCAGCATCGAAACTAGAGTTTAAAGAGGATGAAACCGTCCTTTCAATGCACTCGAGGTCGATGTGAAGTTTGTA